ACCCCGATCTCCGCTTTGGTGATCAAGGGTTTCTCGCGCTATTCGCCGGCCGCGTAACGGAGGACCGGGAACATGGCCAACAAAGACCTGACCGTCCTCGCCGAGTGCGTGGACATCCGCAACGGCAAGCGCTTCGTGAAAGGGCAGGAATTCAACCCCGCCCCGACGCCCGACCAGGCGGCTCGCCTGATCAAGGCCGGGTGTCTGCCCGAAGCTGCCCTCAAGCATGCGGTCGAGCCCGAGCCCGACGATGCGGATGACGGCGAAGTCAACCTCAAGAAGCTGAGCATCGACGAGTTGAAGGCCTACGCGGCCGAGCACGCGATCGATCTCGGCGATGCCACCAAGAAGGCCGATATCGTGGCGGCCATCGAGCTGGCAGAAGGCGCGTGAGCCTTCGCGTCATCACCCCGCCGGCGCCCCTCGTGGTGCCGGCGGACATCGCGGGCTCGCACGCCCCCGACGATGCCAAGGTGATCGCTGCTATCGCTGCGGTTACCGCGGAGATCGACGGCCCGACCGGCTGGCTGGGCCGCGCCATCGGGCCGCAGACGCTAGAGTTGCGCCTAGATGGCTTCGACTGTGGTGAAATTCGCCTGCCGCGGCCACCGATCATCGGCAATGTCGAGGTCCGGTATCTCGACGCCGATCTCGGCGAACAGACTTTCGACGCGGACAATTACGAACTGCTGTCCGATGGCCGCATCTGGCTCAGGAACGGCGCCTCGTGGCCCTCGCTCGGCATGCATCCCGAGCCGATCCGCATCCGCTATCAGGCGGGCTACAACGGCACGCCCGTTGCCGATGGTGGCACGGGCGACGTTCCCGCCCGCATCAAGCAGGCCATCATCGTCATGGTGCAGGACCTGATCGCCACCAAGTCCGAGAACCTGTTCCTTCGCTCCGATGAGGTCGAGGGCGTGGGCACCCGGCAATACACAGTTTCCGACCAGGCCGGCACGATCATACGCCGCACCGCGGATCGGCTGCTGCAGGGCCTCAGGATCTACGCATGACACCCGCCCAGGCCATTACGTCACTCGACAGTCAATTGGCAGCGCACGGCGAAACTGTCTCGCTGCAGCATATGACCGCCGGAGCCGTGGCTTCGACCGACACGCCGAGAGCCTTTGTCCGTGACTACCGCAGCGACGAGCTGGTCGGCGCGATCCAGCAGGGCGACCGCAAGGTGATCCTGTCCGCGACGGGCGTCACTGGGCTCCCCAAGGCCAATGACCGCGTCGTGGTTGCGGGCCGGACCTTCAACGTGCAGGCAGTCGAGACCGTCCGTCTCGCCGGCACAGTCGTGCGCCACAATCTGAGGGTCCGTGGCTGATGGCTTCCTTCGCCGACTTCGGGCGCGAGATGCGCACTATCTCGTTTCGTCCCGGGACGCCCGGTGGCGAGATCGTAGCTGCCGAACTGGCGACCTTTGCGAGGGCCGAACTCGCCCGCGTGATCCAGTCGGGAGAAGGCAGTCCGCGCTACGGTCTCTTCGTCAATGGGCGCGAGGCCGTGACCGAGCTCGACGTCGAGGTGCCGGGCTCCATCGTCTATGTGTTCTCGTGGTGGAACGATGTAATCACCGCGGCGCTGAGCGAACTCATCAAGCGCAGCCCGCGCAAGTCGGGTCGCTACGCCTCGAGCTTCATCGTCATGGCGAACGGCGCGCTGGTGATGCCCGGCGGCGAGATCCCCGACGGTGCCGAGATCGTCATCGCCAACGCCCAGCCCTACACCCGAAAGGTGGAAGTCGGCGCCATGAAGATGAGCGTTGCGCCGCGCCATTTCGAGGGTGCGCGTCGCGTCATGGCGCGCCGGTTCGGCGGTGACGGCGGGTTCGGCTTCCGGGTCGAGTTCCGCCACCTCGCTTCCGGCATCCATCCGCTCGTCCCGTATCGTCTCAAGGGCGAGTATGCGCGTCATCGCAACAGCTGGCTCGACCTTGTTGCCACGGGACGAGCCCGGCACGGCATGAAGTCCTTTCCGCGTCGCAGGGACCGCGAACCGGGGCAGCAAATCACCTATCCCTCGCTCGTCATTCGGCTGCTCAACTGATGTCATCCCTCGAGGCCTTCAACACCGTCCACGACCGCATAGTGACACTGTGGACCGCGACGCCCGTGATCTTCGAGAACGAGGACACCCCGACACCCGACACGCCCGCCGCCTTTCTCTTCGTCGAAGTCGCTGGCGACCTGTTCGAGCAGGCCTCGATCGGCGGCGGCGACCAGGTCGGCGACAATCTGTGGCGCGAGGATGGGCAAGTCCTGATCCACGTCATGACGCCACGCGGAGGCGGCAGCGCAGCGGCGAGACTCCTCGCGCGGCAGGCCGCCGATCTGTTGCGGGGTCAGGACATCGACGGCATCCGCTTTGGCGGCGTCTCGATTGGCGCCGGAGAGCCCGGCGAAGCCGACGGCAACTATTGGCGAATGACCGCAACCATCGATTTCGAGAGGGACGAATGACCCGCACTGTTCTCAAGCCCTTCAACACCCGCACGCAGCGGTTCACGGCCGGCGTGCCGGTTCCGCCCGGCACAGACCTCTCGCCCCTCACTGCTGACGACCTCGCCGCGCGCGGCTTCATCAGCGGTGATCCTGAAACTCCGGCCGTGCGCCGGCCCCGCACCTCGGAGCGCTCCAAATGACCGACAGCAACCGCGTGCAGCTCGCCCATGTCCGCGAGAGCACTCTTGGCACCACTCCGAACACGCCGCGCATGCGCAAGGCGCGGTTCACCGGCGAAAGCCTCGCCTTCCAGCCGGCCTTTGTGCAGAGCCAGGAAATCCGCGACGACCGGATGAACTCGGACCCGATCAAGGTCAACGAGACGCACCAGGGCGCGATCAACGGCGAGTTGAGCTTCCCCGTCGACAATTCCCCGTTCTCGGACTGGCTCGAAAGCCTGCTTTGCAACGAGTGGGTGAACACGCCGGTCCGCGAGAATGATGGCACAGCCGACTCGGTCATCACCGCGGTGACTGCTTCGTCGGACACCTACACCGTGACCGATACCGGCGCCGATTTCGTCACGGGCATGCTGGTCCTCGCCAGCGGCTTCGCCAACGCGGGCAACAACGGCCTCGTTCGCGCCGAAAGCGGCTCCAGCGGCACCGCCCTGGTGGTGCCGGCGAGCCCCGGCCTCACCGATGAGGCAGCGCCTGGCGCCAGTGCCCGGCTCAAGGTGGTCGGCTTGCAGGGCGCCTCAGGCGACCTTGTCGCGGCGGCCGACGGGATCACCTCCACGGCCCTCAATTTCACGACCCTGGGCCTTGCCGTCGGCCAGTGGATCAAGGTCGGCGGCACGGGCTCCGACTTCCGCTTCGCGACCGCGGCCTGCAATGGCTGGGCGCGGATCACTGCGATCGCAGCAGGCAAGCTGACGCTCGACAATCTTCCGTCCGGATGGACGACTGATGCGGGCACTGGCAAGACGCTGCGCATCTGGTTCGGTGACCAGCTCAAGAACGGGGTGCTGACGCTGGGCCAGACGATCGAGCGCGGGTTTCTCGGCCAGCAGACGCCCGTCTATATCCACGAAGAAGGCATGGTTGTCGGACAGGGGGAATTCTCGTTCCCCTTCGACAATGTCGCGACGTGGACGCTCAACTTCATGGGCATGACCGGCGGTATCGCGACGTCGCCGCTCGACGCCTCCCCCGATGATGCAACCACGGCGGGGATCATGGCGGCCGGCGTCAATGTGGGCCGCATCGCCGAGAATGGCGCCGTCCTCACCGGCCCCAACTTCGTGCGCTCGCTGACCATCGGCGTGCAGAACACCCTGCGGGCGCAAGGCGCGATACGCGGCGACGGCCAGGTCGGGGCCATCGGCATCGGCAAGGGCAGTTGCGACGTGACGGTGACGGCCGAGACCTATTTCGGGTCCGACGCCTTGCTGACCAAGCTGTTCGCGGGTTCGCCCACCAACCTCAATGCGCGGCTCACCAAGGCCAGCCAGGCCATCATCTACGGCATCCCGCGCATCACCTTCACGGAGGGCGCACCGGCTGCCGGCGCCAAGAACCAGGACGTCATGCTCAATCTCACCAGCATGGCATCCAAGGACACGCTCACCTCATCGCAGATCCTGCTGGATCGGCTCGAATATTTCGAGGCCTAAGGAGACCTTCATGCCCGCAAAACTCTCATCGCTTCGTGTCGACCTCGAGCGCGAGAAGGATGGCGACTGGGTTCCGTCGCTGGTCTATCCCGGCGTCGAGTATCATGTCTCGTCAATGCACACCCCGGCCTACCAGCGCGACCTCGAACTGATGACCATGCGTCTCGCGCGCAAGTACAAAGGCGCTCCGGTGCCACCGGAGGAGCGGGCAGTCGAGAGTGGCAAACTTTACGCCAGGCATATCCTCCATGGCTGGCGCGGCCTCGACGTCGAATACACGCCGGAAGTGGCGCTGGAGACGCTGACCGACCCGGCGTTCCGTCCACTGACCGGCGACATCATCACCTGCTCGATGCGGCTGGGTGAGCCCGACGTCGAGTACCTGAAGGCTGAAGAGGGAAACTCCGCCGCGCCTTCCGCTGGTCACTAGAGCAGGAAGGCGCGACCAGTTACGCGCAACGCCTCAAGGACGAATATCCCGACGAGGCGATATCGGTTCCCGAGGCGCCGGAAGGCTTCGAATTCGGTGAAGGTCATTCCCTCTACCTTCGGGCCTTCAATCATCTGATGCACGATCGGCAGTATGCGGCGATGACCGCGACGCCGCTGCCGATCCCCTATACCGCCGTCTCGCAGTACGCCCAGGACATCGGGCTGCCCGCCGGCGACCTTCCCACCTTTCACACGATGGTCCGCGCGCTCGACGACGAGTGGCGCGCGATCGTTGCCACCCGGGCCGCCTCCAAGGCCTGATCCCCCCGAACCACGAGGCCGCGCCTTGGTTGTGAAGCTATCGACGCTCCGCATTGCGCCCGAGCTCGACCCCTCGAAATACCTGCCGGGTGCGGCGGCGGTCGATCGCGCCAATGACCAGATGGCGGATTCGGCGGCGCGGGTCTCCGTCCTCATGGACGGCGCCAGCGGGTCTGTTTCCCGGCTTGGCCAGTCCTACGTCGGCGGCTATGCGGACCAGGTCAGGTTCGAGAAGGGGCTGAACTCCCTTGATCGAGCGCTGGCGACGGGCAACGCCACTATGGCGCAGGCCGAGGCCATCCTCGAAGGGATGATGCGGAAGACCGGCCTCATGGCTGCCGCCGACGATCTGGCAGCACAGGGGAAGCATCAGCTCGCCGCCGCCGTCGTGGCAGTCAATGCGCGGCTCGCCACCGAGGAAGCTGCGCTCGATATCAGCACCGCGGCCCATACCCGCAACGCCGCCGCGGTGCGCATGTCGAACATGCAGCGCACCAATCTGATCTTCCAGTTGAACGATATCGGCGTGTCGCTCGCCTCGGGCATGAACCCGTTGATGGTCCTGATCCAGCAGGGATCGCAGATCGCCACGATCTACAGCGGTGAGCAGGGCGGCATCGGGCGAGCATTCTCCGAGACGGCAAAGATGGCCGGCGGGCTGGTGACCAAACTG